GGCGAACAGTGGGCGCTGCTTGAGATGGGTAATCGCATCGACGGCAAGGCGGCGCAGGCGATCACGGTGGCGGGAGATGATGACGCGCCGCCGGTGAAGTGGCAGGGGATCATTGATCTCGTCAGACCCGGAAAGCCGTGATTTCCAGTTTCCCGAGGCTCTCGGGTTCCTGTTTGGTGCGCACCGCTACAAGGTCGCGTATGGCGGCCGAGGCGGCGCTAAAAGCTGGAATTTCGCTCGCGCCCTGTTACTTCTGGGTGCCGAACGGCCGTTACGAGTGCTGTGTACTCGCGAGATCCAACGCAGCATCAAGGATTCGGTCCACAAGCTGCTCGGCGACCAGATCGAGATTCTCGGCCTCGGCGCGTTCTACGAGGTGTTTCAATCCGAGATCCGAGGGCTGAACGGCACCGAGTTCGTATTCGCGGGTCTGTCGAGCCAGACACGGGAATCGATCAAGTCCTATGAGGGCGTGGACCTGTGTTGGGTCGAGGAAGCCCAGGCGGTCACGAAACGCTCGTGGGAAATCCTGATCCCGACGATTCGCGCTGACAACTCAGAGATCTGGGTGTCGTTCAATCCCGAGCTGGACACCGACGACACGTACCGGAGATTTGTGATCGATCCGCCATCGAGCGCCTTGGTACGCAAGGTGAACTGGTCGGATAACCCGTGGTTTCCGGCCGTGCTCGAGGCCGAACGGCTCGACCTGCTGGCGCGCGACCCGGACGCCTATCGACACATCTGGGAGGGCGAATGCCGTCCCGCGGTCGAGGGGGCGATTTACTACAGCGAAGTGTCGGCCGTGCGATCGAGCGGTCGGCTTGCGAACGTCCCGCACGACCCGCTTCTGAAGGTGCACGCGGTATTTGATCTCGGATACGACGACTACATGTCGATCCTGCTCGTGCAGCGGCTCGCGAGCGAGATCCGAATCATTCGCTACATCGAGGACCGGCAGCGAACGCTCGCCAGTTACGACGAGGAGCTACGGCAGCTCCCGTACCGATGGGGCACGTTCTACCTGCCGCACGACGGACGGGCGCGGGACTACCGCAGCGGCAAGAGTGCCGAGGAAATACTGCGCGCCCTGGGCCGCACGGTCGAGATCGTCGAGTCGATCTCGGTCGAGGATGGCATTCGCGCTGCGCGGCTTGTGTTCCCGCGCTGCACCTTCGACAAGGCGAACGCAGAGCCGCTGGTGAACCGCCTCGCGCGGTATCGCAGGCGCATGAATCAGGAAACCGGCGCTGGCGGCACTCCGGTGCATGACGATCAGTCGCACGGCGCGGACGGATTTCGGTACTTGGCGATCGTCGCCGACCAGATGAGCAACGACACGCGGGTAGTCATGGACCCCTACAAAGCATTCCGACGTGGATAAGCCCAAGAAAACTGATACCACAGAGCTGCTCACGCGCATACGTGAGCGGTGGACCGATATGTCCGACGCAGATCGCGACAATCGGCAGCTCGCGATGGACGATCTGAAATTTCTGAACATCCCCGGCGAGCAGTGGGACCAGATCGTGCGCAGGGAGCGCGGTAACGAGCGCCCGATGTACGAGTTCAACAAGCTGCGGGTGACGTGCAAGCGCGTGATCAACGACATGCGCGCGAATCGACCGCAGGGCAAGGTGCGCGCGGTCGAGGACGGCGACAAGCCCACGGCGAACGTGATCGAGGGGCTGTGTCGAAACATCTGGAACGTCGCGGACGGCGACACGGTGATCGACTCGCAGGCCGAGTACCAGGTCGGCGGCGGTATGGGCGCTTGGCGCGTCACGCTCGATTACGCCGATGGCGAGGTGTTCGATCAGCGTATCGGGCTTGAGGGCATTCGTAACCCGTTCTGTCTGTACGCAGACCCTGCCTCGCAAGATCCGCTCTATCGCGATGCGCGCGACTGGATTCTGACCGATCGCATTGCGCTCGATGCGTTCAAAGAGCGTTATCCGAAGGCGGAACCGTCGAGTTTTGAGGCGGACGAGTTCGACGACGATGAGGACTGGCGCACGGAAGAGTGGGTGCGGGTCGTCGAATATTGGTGGAAAGAGCCGCGCATGATGCGGTTGGGGCTGCTTTCGACTGGGGCCACGGTGAACATGGCCGACGTCGATACAGTCGCATTGTCGGCGCGGGGCATTACCGTGCTGCGCGAGCGCGATTGCAAGACGCACGTGATCAAGATGTGCATCGCGGCAGGCGGGGACACGTTGCTCGAGGGGCCTGTCGAGTGGGCCGGCAAGTATTTCCCGTTTGTGATGGTGCATGGCGAGACGGTCGTCATTGACGGTCGCCGCTACTGGTTCGGGCTCACACGTTTCGGTAAAGACGCGCAGCGGGCCTACAACTACTCGCGCACGAACGCGATCGAGTCGGTGGCGCTCGCTCCGCAGGCGAAATGGTGGGCGACGCCCGCGCAGGCGCTCGGAAACACTGAGTTATGGAGCGAGGCACACAAGAAAAACTATCCGTTCCTGACGTACAACGCCGACCCTCAGAGTCCTGGCCCACCGCAGCGCATGGGCGGGGCGGATGTGCCGGCGGCGCTGATCGCCGAGATGCAGAACTCGTCCGAGGACATCAAGGCGGTCACTGGCATCTATGACGCCTCACTCGGCGCTCGGTCGAACGAGACGAGCGGACGGGCGATCTCGGCCCGTCAGCGACAGGGCGAGATCGCGACGTTCAACTACATGGACAACCTGGCGAAGGGAATTCGCCGCACGTGGGAGATCCTGATCGATCTCATCCCGCGCATTTACGACACCGAGCGCACGGTGCGCATCCTGGGGGCCGATGGCGTGGAGGACTACGCGCGCATCAACACGATGGCGATCGGCCCGCAGGGCACGCAACAGGCGCTGAATGACCTGGCTCGTGGCCAGTACGACGTGACGGTGACTGTGGGGCCGTCGTTCGCCACGCGGCGACAGGAGGCGGCCGAGTCCTACACGCAGATGCTGGCGTCAGTTCCGCAGCTCGCGGGTGTCGCGGGCGATCTGATCATGAAATCGATTGACTTGCCCTACGCCGAGCAGATCGCCGAGCGCATGCAGGCCGTACTGCCGCCGCAGATCCAGCAAATGATCGGCAAGGGCAAGAATGTGCCGCCCGAGGTGGCTGCGCTCATGGCGCAGGCCGAACAGGCCATGCAGCAGGTGCAGCAGCAGGGCCAACTTGTGACCGCAGCCGCGGCCGAGGCGGATCAGAAGTCCGCCGAGATCGACAAGCAGATCGCGCAGCTCGAGGCCAAGCGCGCGCAGTTCGATGCGGAAGTGGCGAAGAAACTCGCCGAGATCACGCGCCGGGAAGCCGAACTCGTCATGCAGCAGGCGCAGGCCGGCGTCACAGCCGAGGGCGAGAAGAACGCGACCGATCGCGAATCGCTCGCGGCCGAAGTGCAAAAGGCTGTGGCGGACATTCAGTCAATGGCCGCGCAGTTCATGACGCAGGCGGCGGCGGTGATCGCCGACATTCAGGCGAAGCAGGCCCCGCAGGTGGTCGTCGCGAATCCGCCCAAGCGCCGCATTGTCAGCGTCGAGCGCGTGAACGGTCGGCTGGTTGGAGAGATTCAGGAAATGCCTGACATGGTGCAGTAAATGGCCGCTTCGATCAGCGTTTACAACACGTTTGCGCACAACATCGCCCGAGCCGTCGACCTATCGAGTGCGACCGTGCGCGCATCGCTTCATACGTCCTCGTACTCGCCCTCGCAGACGACGAACGAGGTGTACGCCGACGCCACGAACGAACTGTCTACCGCCAACGGTTACACGAACGGCGGGCAGAGCCTGACTTCGGTGACGTGGAACCGCTCGGGAGCGGTGGCGACACTCGACGCGGCTGATGTGGTGTGGACTGCTTCCGGCGGCTCGATCACGGCGCGTTATGCGGTGCTGAGGCTCTTGGGCACGTTCAACTCGCTGGTTGACCCGCTGATCGCCTACATCTTGCTCGACACGACCCCGGCCGATGTCACTGTGACGAACCTCAACACGCTGACGCTGCAATGGAATGCAAGCGGGATCGTGACGGTTACTCGGTCGTGAAGTCCTGGCTGCGCACCATCAGGCTTCGTGAAGCGCCGCCGAAGTCCACGCACTCACAGCGGCTCGAACGCTGGCTCGGTGCCGACAACGTGGCGAACGTCTCGAGGGCGATGCGCGACTGGTACGGCC